CTCCTCGAGCCTCAAACACTCGTATTTCATTGTCTCGCCTCCGTTTCTGCATAAAAAATATGTGCGTCGGAGCTTAATAGCTCTTTCGCACATAATAATAAACTGCACGTGCGCAGATGTCAAGTAAATTGTGCGAAAAAGATAGAATAATTTTTTGAGGGCTCATGCGGCGCGGTCGAAAGCTATCTCGAACGCCTCCGCCGAGGACATAAAGCCGAGTATTTCTCGCGGGTAGTTGTTGAGCCACGTCTCGACGCGCTTCACTTCCGCCGCCGTCACCTTGTCGAAGTCCGTCCCTTTCGGGAACTGCCGCCGTATCATGCGGTTAATATTCTCATTCGTGCCGCGCTCGCAAGAGCTATACGCATGGCAGTAATAGACCGTCGTCCGCTTTGCATCCTTGCGACGGGCGCTCCGCTCGAGGCCGTCAGCATCCGCGAACTCGGAGCCGTTATCTACGGTTATCGACTTGAATATCCGATAGAACGCCGCACCATAGAGGCGCTCGAGGCGGTCTAATGCCGCGACGACCGTCTCGGCGCGCCCGTCCTTAATGCGGATAATGATTTCCCGCCGCGTGACGCGCTCGGAGAGGACGAGGAGGCGGGCTTTCGTCCGTTTCTTTCCGACGACGGTATCCATTTCCCAATGTCCCGGCTCCTGCCGCTCGTTGATATAGTCCGGCCTCTGCTCTATGCTCGTGCCGCTGGATGCCCGAGCCTGTTTCTTGCGGATTGTTTTATGCTTCTTTTTGCGGTCGCCCTTTTCCGGGAGGTCTTGATTTGTGAGCGTGAGAAAAACGCCGTCCTCGACGTATTTATAAATCGTCGCACGGCAAAAGGTTATTCCGAAGTGTTTATATTTTTCCTGCTTGAGTAGAGCGCACACCGCCGCCGGGGAATAGTCCTCGTTTCCGATTTTGTCCTCGATAAACTGCGCGGCGGCGTGATTTTTCCCAATCTTGAGCGGAGCGCCTTTCGCGGCGAGCCCCTCTTGATAGCGCGCCTCGGCCTTTTCCGGGCTATACCGTTCCTCGGTCGTATAATCGGAGTTTAGATGCTCATACGTCCCGCGCTTGAGCTCGCGGTAAACGGTGCTGATATGTACGCCCAGCTCCTCGGCGATTTCCTTTTTCGAGTGTCCATGCTTGAGCATCGTCTCGAGCTTGATACGGCTCGTCCAATTAAGCTGTTTATATGTCCGCTCCTCCATAGTGTGACCTCCCTCAAGATATGAAAAAAGGGCGGGAAAGTCCCGCCCTCTCGTTACTGCGATAGAAAGTCCTCTATCGCCTTTTTGATAATCTGTGCTTGCGGTATGCCCTCGGCGGCGCATTTTGCTTTGAAAGCCGCCGCGAGCTCTTTCGGCACTCGCGCGGAGATAATATCATACGTTTTGTCTATATATCTCTGTTTGACCGCCGTCGAGGTCTTAGTCTTTCTTTTTTCCTCTGCCATTCTGCCGCCTCCTTTTGGCGCTGATGAAAATAGAGATTGCGGATAGGGTAATGCTTACCCCGCACAAAACATAGATAACCGTCGTCATGGTCGTTTGACATTGAGCGCATTTCGTGTTATCCTTGGAGGGCAAGGGGGATTTCTCCCCCTGCCCTTTACTCGGTGAGCTTTTCTATCAGCAGTAGAATAGCAATCACGAGGTTTAGGATTGCGGTAACAAGGTTTAAGTAGCTGTCCGGCTCTGCCTTGTTGCCGCGCTTCTTTTTTCGCTTGCTCAATGCGTTTACCTCCTTTCTGTCTATTATAATAGCATACTGCTCGCAGTATGTCAAGAGGTTTTTCAAAAAAGTGCAAAAAATAATCCCCGGCGAGGAGGCCGGGGATTTACTCTATTCCGAGGAGCCAAAGGGCGGACACGCCGAGGACGCGGGCAAAGACGGGTATCTCGTAATCGGGAATAAACCGCGTTCCAATTTCGATACGGCTTATCGAGTCCCGCTCCATTGTTACGCCCTCGACCTGCACCCGCGCCGCGAGGTCGCTTTGTGAGAGCCGGAGCTTGAGCCGTGCCTCCCGGATGCGCTCGCCGCTGATATTCTTCTTTCCCTCAAAGTCGTATATCTTCAATCGCTCGCCTCGATTCTTATCTTTCGCACATTTTTCTTGACTTTAGCACATAGATAGTGAATAATTGTGTTAAAGGTCAGCACGACCGAAATATAATATTGAAACGGAGGGCTTTACATGGTCTGTCCTAAATGCGGCGGAGATAACGTAACTATCCAAATGGAGCAAGTCTCCACCAAAACCAAAAAGAGCGGCGTAGGTTTTGGCGGTCACATGAACAACCTCGCTCGCGGCATGACTGCCGTTTGCACTCTCGGCGTTTCTAATCTTGTGTGGAAAAAGTCCACGGGTACGGAAAAGTCGAAAGTCCAAAACCGCAAAATCTGTCTTTGCCAGAATTGCGGGAATAGTTGGGAAATCGAATAACGCACGATAAACGCACGGAGTCGATAGTATTATACGATTTCGTGCGTTTTATACGCAAAAAGCGGGCGAGGCCATAGAGCCCCGCCCGCTTTTTCTGCACGATTATACGTCGGAAAGATTGCCGAGAGCGCCCGCCGCCTCGAGTGCGCGGTAGATGATGCAAGCGACGGCCTCGCGGGTAATCGGCTGTTGCCAGCCGAAATTACCGGCTCCGTCGCCGTTGAAAATGCCCTTGCGCTTGCAGTATTCCGCCGCCTCTTTCGCCCATTCGGAGGGCGTGTCGCCGGTATCGGCGCAAGAGGTCAGTTGCTTTCTTGCCTCGTTAATATCCATGTCGAAATCCTCCTCATTTCCAGAGAGGCGAGCCTTAAATCTCGCCCATTGTTCATTTCCACTCGTGCCGTAATAGGCGTTCATGTCGTCGCCCATCCACGGGCGAGGACACCATTTCCCCGTTACGTCGTAATGCCGGACGACATTCTCGGCGGGGATATTGTATTTTTCCATGAGAGCCCGCGTAAACTCTACGAGATTATCAACGGTCTTTTCGGTGAAATACCAATCCCTCGCCGCCGCGCTCCCGGCGGTAGACTTGTCCAGCTTATACGGGCGGACTTCAATCCCGATGCTGTTCGCGTTTCTGCATCGCGGGTGAACATAGGAGTTCGCGCCACAATGCCACGCGATATTATTGTCCTCGACGCATTGATAGACGATATTCCCCTCGTCTAAACAGTAATGCGCCGAGGCTTGTCTATCGGCTCCGGCGAAGTAGTTCGCCACCGCCGCCGCCGTGCCGAGCGAGCCGAAATAGTGGATAACGATATACTCGATTTTTCGTCCCGCTCCGGCGCGCGTGAAGTTCCGGGAAATAATCCTTTTCTCCACCGTCAGCATAGATTATTCCCCCTTGGAGCTCTTGTCTACCGCGTCGCTGATTTTCTGCGTCTGCGTTCCGAAATAGAACGCGATAACGACCGTGTAGACCGTCATAAACTCCTGGCTCGTCTGCCCGGTAATTGCGAGGTATGCGAATACCCCGGAGAGCAAGAGCGTGACAATGCTCTTTACGCTCAAGAGAGCGCCGAGCCGCTTTACGATGATTTCTTTCATTTTGCTACCTCCTTTAGCAATCTCGTTTTGTTGCCGTGTCGTATGTGATACCGCCGGTCGTGTTCTCGGCCTTGCTCTTATTGAGCGAGAACGAGAGCACGGTAGCGGTCGCGGCCTGTAAAAAGGCGATAAGGGCGGTCAGATACGGGAGCGAGCCGGTGTAGTTGTTCGCTACCGCAATCCGGCAGAGGTCGAGCGTCGTCATAGTCGATTTGTAGTCGATATAGAGGACGGCATAAACGAGGAGCTTTGAAAAGGAGAGATACCCCTTTGCAAAGCTCCATACCTCGAGCGCCCATTTTTTGAACTTCCGGCGGCGTGTCGCGCCTTTGCGGGCGGACATTATCCGTCCTCCTGTGCCTTGCGCCCCTCGAGCCTGTCGATACGGTGATGCGCCGACTTTGCCGAGCTCTCCACCGCCGACATACGCTCCGCCATGCTGATATAGCGCGCGTCCTGCGCGTCCTGCTTGCGCTCGATGCGGTCAATGCCGCCTTTGATATACCCGATTTCGGTCAGCATCGTACCGGCCTCTTTGCCCTCGCTCTCGCTGTCCTTTTTCGAGTTCCGATGAAACGCGGCGTAGCTCAAAATGCCGCCGAGGATAGTCCCGACGACTCCGATAATCGCGCTAAAATAGTCCATTTCATACCTCCGTTAATTCGATGTAGTCGAGTTTAACGGTCTGCTTTCCCGGCAAAATGGGACACCCCCGGACGTGGTAAATCTCCCCGTCAACGATAACGCCCTCGCCCTCCGCCTCCGTGCATACGACATAGAGGCCGGGAGCGTCGAGGCGCACCCACAAGAGAGACTCCCGCCGCGCTATGATTTCGCCGTCGAGCTCGACCGTGTAGACCGCCGCGCTCATTCGGCGACCTTTTGCCAACCGGCGGGATACGCCTCGGGAGTCCATACGTTGTTATCGAGCAAGGACTCGTAAAGCACGTCGCCCCAATAGCCGCGCTCGCCCTTGGAGAACGCGCGCCCCGCCGTAATGGTCGCCGGGATAATCCTCACGCCGTTTTTATAGAGCACGTCCTCCCACAAGCTCGGCGCGGCCTCCGGCGTATTCTCCGCCGTGTCCCACAAGTCCACCGCCGCCCGCTTGAGCGCGCCTTTCCAGTTGATACGAGTCCCGGACTTGACGAGCGCCCCGCCGCCGGTGAGCGTCGGATAAAGCTCGACGGCGGTCGAGCCGTCCTTATCGTCGAGCCCGGCTCCCGCCGCCTTTTCAATCATAGCGCGGAGCTCCCGCGCCCTCTGTACGGTAATCATTCCGCCGCACCCCCTAACAGAATATCGAGAACTTTATCGTTCTCGGCGAGCATGAGCGTACCGCTCACGACCTCCACGGAGCCGACCGGCTCGATACCGAGGAGCCCACCGTCGGCGAGGGCGTAAACGAAGTCCTCGAGATAGGTCGTCGTCTCGTTCGTCTCCTCGTCCGTGCGGTCGATTGCAGTCTTGACGCAAAAGCCCTCGGCCTCCGCCGCGTCGCACGGGACATAGCACCCGTTTTCGTGCAAGCGGATATATACGAGGCTGTCGGAATAGCCGACGACCTCTCCGCCGCTTCTGATTGCATACATACGTTATCCCTCCATTCTCGGCGGCTGTCCGAGCCGCGCTTTATAGAACGCCTCGAGCTCCGGCGTGTTCATCGTGCGGAGGAGGTTTTTCCAGTACAGATTTTCCGCCCCCGCCCATTTCTCCGGGTCGAAGTCCGACGCGCTTTCGTGCTTGCCGTAATAGCGATAGAGGCCGTCGAGCATTTCTTGTCGGTATGCGCCCTCCGGCGTGTTCGGTCGGAAATGCTCCCACCCGTTTTCGGAGTGCGCCGCGCATATTCTGCGCCCGTCCTCCGTTCGGAGAAAGCCGTTTATTTCATTTACGACCGTACCGAACGGCAAATTGAAATTGCCGTCGATGCCCTCGGCCTTAAAGCGCCGATAGACGATATACTCCATAGCTTTATCCTCCCTTGAATAATTCTCGAT